AAAAATACCTTGGATTTTGCCAAGTGGTGGGAAAGCCCTATCTGGTGGCAACGCTTTGAAAGTATCGCTCCTAGTCTAAGGCATTTGTACTTGACAGGCGGCGAACCGTTGGTTGTACCTGCTCTCCAAGAAATGCTGGATAGACTTATTGCCAAAGATTTTGCCAAAGATATCACACTTAGATTTGACACCAATTTAAGTGCTATAAACAAAAAAGTCATAGAAAAATTCAAACACTTTAGAAAAATAAATTTCTGTGTGAGCATGGATGACACCAATGAACGTTATGGTCTTATACGTTTTCCAGGCAACTATGATAACTTGGTTAACAATATCAAGCAAGTACAGGACAGTGGTCTAGGAGTTCATTACCTATCCTGTTGTATGGGCGTTGCTTCAATTTATGCACCCATTAGAGTCACAGAAATAGCGGAGCAGTTGGGTGTGACCACAGAGTTTAGATTCTTGGAAGGTCCGGACTGGCATGATCTTAGATCATTGCCAAGAAGTGCCAAACAAGAAATTATCGACACTTATAAAAGTCTAATGCATCACAGCGAAGCAAGAACCAAATGGTATAAAGCAACCATAAGGTTTTTAGAAAAGTACATGGATCAAGAACGTATATCTGACCTAGCCAAGTTTGTTGAAACCATGGACAAGTTAGATAAAATCAGAGGTACAAGCTGGAGGTCTGTCTTGCCAGATGTACAGGACATACTAGCAAGACATTGTCCTGGTATTGGTGCTTAAAATTCTACTAAGCGACTCTTTATATCTTTATGCTTGAGTATCAGTAAAGTTTTATATTCTTTGCCAACCTTGATAGGCAAATCTAAATGAACACTTACTTGTGGTCCGTCTATTTCACTGATCACGGTGTCATTGCCAACTGTACCAATGAATGGGATTTTATTGTATTTGCCAAAAACACGATCACCTATTTCGTAGACAGGTTTATAGCGATTTTTTGCAAAGTAATCAGCCAGTGAAACCATTATACCACCTTGCCAATGGCCATGTAAATTAAATCATCAAGTTCTCGCTGATAGTCCTGGCCCAGTCTGCGTTTTTCGTAGATAGATCTAACAATCTCTGTGCCATTACGACTAGCTACCTCAAAACCTTTTCCTCGATTTTCTAATTCTTCAATTAGATCTTCGTCGTCAAAGTCATCTAAGTCCACATCTACTTGAACTTCTGTGTATACTGTTGGCATTATTTTACTCCCTGAGATTCTATATAATCGCGTAGGGCACCTTCAACCAACTGATTAAAAGTGATGTCACGCTCATGAGCCATGGTCATGTATTTTAATAGTTCTTCATCGGTAAAGTCCACAGGAATTTGTACTCTAGTATCATAGGGTTCACTGGCTTCGATACATATCATCTTTTCGAACATATCGTCCAGTACTTCCAGGTCAACATAGTCAACTTCGTCCCAGGCCTGTTTTTCCATGACGCCTTTACCAACAGCTTCAGATTCCATGGCACTACGCCAACTGGCGGCTACCCAGCGATAAGCACGTTGATTTTTAAAGTCATGTGCTTGAATCTCGTAGACTGTTTGATCTTTGGTATCAAAAATGATACTAAAACTGTGCCCGTCCTGATCACCGTCCCAGCTATCTAGGCAGTACGCATTGCCGCCATAGCAGTTCCATTGATAGGTGCTGCCTTCTGTGATTCTAAAGCCCACTGCTTCCATCCATCGTTGCATTGTCATATTAATTTCCGTGTTTTAAAACATACATGAGGACATCTTCGCCGCCCACGATCACCATTTGATTACCATACTCAAGATAACTTTTTGTTTTACCTCGCCAGTCAGTGACTTTCTTAACTGGCTCTACTCTAACCATTTTAGGAGTAAGTGCTTTAACTGTGCAAATCCTCAGGCTTAAACTGGTGCTAACTGCCACAGGCATACCGACTTTAAGTTCTCGACCCAGGATATCTACATGTGGGTTATCATCAGTCATCTGCTGTCACCTGTTCAATTTGACTTTTAAACAATTGCAGTTGTTCGATCAATTGTTGAACACCTGCTGGATTCATAATAATTGAACTATAACCTACATGTAAGCTCACACGACTATCATCAGTGAGTCCAACACTATACACTGTCTTTCCCGCTGGTTCTTCTTTAGGCGGTTCTGGTGGTTTTACGTCAACCTTATAGGGCTCGGGAAATGGGATTACCTTCTTGATGTCATCACCGACTTTTTTCATATCGTCATACACCTTGTTCAAATCTGGGACATCACTCCAAGTTGGGTACTTTGGAGTCTTGTAGATTTTGCTTTTAAACCAATCAAACATTAGTTGCTCCCAAAACTACCAGGCTTGCCAGGCTCTGGGTTAGAATAGCATCGAACGCCTTTGCCAAACTCATCCAGGATTTGCCTAGCCTGACCTTTCTCGCCAACTACAAATTTGTAGCCTTCGATACACCGACTTTCGGTCATACCATTAATACCCCAACTAATGTTATTAGTTTGATTAGTTGAACCCATTAGTACTGGTAGAGCAATGGCAGTTAAGATACCAAGAATGGCTATAATAATCATCAATTCAATAAGAGTAAATCCACGTTGCTTCATTTTGTTTTCCAAAAAGGTGCATTACGAACAAGTTTATTGACAGGGAATAATACTGGAATCAATAATATTAAAAGCCATGCGGCTTGTATATATTCAACCTCGGTGTATTTGTAAACAAATAAGTTTACCAAGCCCGCAACAATGTAGACTGCTCCTGTAGCAACCATATACTCGCCGGGGCTTAGTGGTAGCTTCATAATTACTTAGGCAACATCAAGCTGGTCATGTTGCTGGGAACCACAATAGTCTGTACCTTGCCGTTCTTAATACCTTCGCTGATATTCAGTGCTGCCTGTGCGTTCATAAAAGCAATTGAGCTAGAACTGTTGTTAGCCAGCGCCGCCATACGACGAGCTTCGGCTTCAGCAGTCTTAACTTCAATTTCTTTCTGCTTGAGTTCGTTCTTACTACGAACCAAGTCGTTGGCACTTTGAACCACACTATCCGCCGGTGTAACATTACGAATCATAACTTGACTAATTGTAATCGCACCGTCCAGTTTTTCTTCAGCAAGGTTACGAGTGATTTCTTCCTTGATGAAGTTTTCCATGTTGTCACGATTATCAGCCATGTCCAGTGCTTCGTACTTACGTGCGGCCTTGTAGATAGCATTACGAGCGTTTTGTACGATGTAGTTATACATCAAGTAAGTATCACCTTTGAACTCTGCATGGAAACTGCGGTTCTTAGTTGAGTACAATTCTGCGGCTTGATTCTTGTTGAGGTTATACACAACTACAGCATCCAGATCTTTCATAGTACTGTTGTCTTTGGCTACAGGAGTCATATTCTCCAGTGTGACGTTAACGTCCTTGTAGGGGAAGGTCAACACATCACCAATCAAGACCTGATTGAAACTACCTGGCTCAAGTTCACCGGGTTTAACCTGTTTATCAAAGCCGACACGAACGCCGACCTCACCGGTTTCAATACGAGTACAAGCTGCCATAGAAGCCACTGCGGCGGCGATCAGGGAAAGTTTAACGAAGCGATTCATCTCTGTGTCCTTAAAAGAGCATTACCAAAATAAACATCAGCGACATTGCCAATGCAGAACTAATTATAACGTAACCTGTAATTTTTGTCAACAAGACTAATTGTTTACCTGTTACTTTTTCAGCGGCTTTAATACCAATATAAGATAGCACCGCTAAAGTCAAAAATAAGAAAATAACTCTAATCATTTGTACCTTTCCAAAAGTTCATTGTGCCGCTGTTCAACTTCTTTCATATGCTGATCCAGCTTCTTTTGCTTAGTATTGCGATCTTTGGTTTCCTTTTGCCAGTCACGCCACAGTTCAAGAGCCGCACTTCCTGGCATAAGGATAAGACCTTTATAAACCACTTGTTTTGACATTAAATATCTCCTTCGTATCCTTTGGGTACGATTAAGCCGCTGTCCAAGACAACACCGTTGATAGTATGCGGCTCGTTCTCGTCATAGGTCCAACCCAAAACTTTCATCATTTTGTGCTTGACCATTAAGTTAGGGCTACGAAACACTTCACAGTCGCTAAAGCCCATCATAACTCCAACTTCGCAGATTGCGCCACTGCGGCAAACACCCGCAACACAATGCACAACCACATTCATACGCTTGTCCATGGCATGTTGTAACAACCGAACAAGTTCTGCGGCCTGAGCGTCAGTGACTTTGAATTCCTCGCCAAAGGCGTCGCCTTGCTCAAGATCTAGAAACTGAAACTGATGTGTCTCTTTAAACTTGTGCATGGGTACTGGAAACTCCATGGCAGGGTCTACGATCTGAATCAACATACTATTTTCGCCGGCGTTGTGATGCCTGCCTTTGGGAATATCTCCCAAACTTACATTTTCAATCCAAGGCATGTGACTGCTCCTTAATATGTACATATTATAACACGGACAGGAATACCTGTCAATATTCCAGTCCTATTATCATGTACTACTTTATACTACATAATCTACACTGTTGCGAGTTCCGCGAAGAACTTCTTCCAGTTGTCGCATACCTTCTGCTCGAGCCAAGCCAGGCCAGTCTGCGGCATACATGCGGAAGTCATAGCCAAAGCTCTGAACATGGCAACCATGCTTTTCGCTGTAGCGCATACCACCCCCACCGCCTGTGCCTGTATGAGCACGTTGACGACCAGTGCGGAATGTGCCACCACTAAACAAATCACCGCCAAGGTAGTAGCCATCCCATTCTTTAGGCCAGGCGACAATCCATTCCGCACGACCACTCCAGCCAGGGTAGCTTGTTGGGCGACCATCTTCGGCTTCACGACTACTCCAGCATGTAACACCATTGTGTGGTGCTGAATGACTGTTGCTGACTTTGGGATTCCAGCGAACGTTGAATTCAGTGAACTCCAGCAGTCGCGGAACCGGGCAAACAACACCATTCTTTCCACGAGTGCTCATCTTGCCAACTTGACGCCAATCGTAAGGATCACCCTTTGCGGCTTCTGCCCAGAACATATTCTGGTTGGCAATAACCATGTCACGCCATTGCTCGATACTTTGCTCGCACTCGTACAGTTCGTTCCACTTTTGGTCAGCAATGGCTTCGGCAACCATTAGCTTGCGCTTAGTATTGCGCTCACGAGCCAGCTTACGCAAATGGCTCGAGTACTTGTTTTTATCTTCAAACAGTTTACCTGTTTCGTCACATTTCCAAACTGTAATAACGCTCATATTAATTCTCCATGATATACTTTTTAGCTTCTGCCATCAATGTAGCATCACCCTTAGTCATAACTTCCAATAACAAACGCTTTTCTTCCAAGTAAACTCGTGCGAATTCAGGATCATGCTCCATGATGCTACGACTATTGCTGATCAAATCTGCCAACTTGATAGTCTGTGCTTCAGCCGGAGCCTGAGCTGAGTGTGCACAGTCCCGGGCCTTACGGTGTGCACGATTACCATCTTCAGGCTTACTAACATCAGTCAACCAGCCAACCAAGGTAGCAATGTCAATACCAAAAGCCATATGGATGTCAGTAAAAGTGCAACCAGTGTCTTCTACAACATCATGAAGCCAAGCGGCAGCAACCATGTCAGGAGTGCTGCCAGGAACACCGGCAACGATCTTAGCAACTTCTGCAGGATGAACGATATAAGGTTCCCCGGTGTACTTGCGAACTTGCTTCACACTGGCGTGAGCAGCCATAGCATACACCTGTGCCTTGCGCACAATGTCCATACCCGCCAATTCCAATGTAAAGCCTTCCATAATATACTCCTTATTGTAAAAATTTCTTTTCTCTGTGTTCGATAAGTTCGTCACTTAGTGAGTCCAGATCTATACCCAGTGCATTGGCCAAAAGAGCCATGTCTTCCACGCTCATTTCATCAATATTAATGGGTCTAGATTTTTCAAAAAGATCTCCGGACTTTGCCATGTCCTCGATTTCTTTGACGAGGGCATCTAGTTCTTCCTGTGTACCCTCAAAACTATCAAATGCGCCGGGTGCAAACACTACTTCAATTTCTTTGTCTTTGGTCATACTCGTTCCTTTTTAACACGTCCTATACGGCTTGCTTTGTTCCAATCGTAGGCTATGCCATCAGGACACAGGCCATTCTTAATACTATCTACTCCAAATATACCGCACACTTCAAAGTCTGGACCGCGTATGGTCACAAACTGGTTGAGTGTCTTTGCAATAAACATCGCGTTATCCAGCGATGCCGCGCGATATTCTATACCCTTACCTATTACCTCAAACACTTTGTTCTTCTTTCTTTGTGTAATCTCGTTTTAACTGACGCAACATTTCTGTATGTCGATAGTCTGCTTCTTTTTTAGTTCGCTTTTTTTCGTCACTCAGTCGCAACATCTGGTCGTAGTTGCGAGCCCATTGCACACCAATCAGCCAGACCTTGATCTGCTCCAGTGTGCCAGTAAATAATTCCGCATCACGTGCATAGATTGGCAGTGCATCAGAGTCCTTGGGTTTTACGCCTGCACGATCACTGTAGTCATCACCACTCCAGCCGCCATGTTTTGGGTTACATAACATGAGACCAAGACGATCTAGATCAGCTTCTAGCCTACGAAATTCCTGTACTGCGTGATAGCCTGCCATAACAATACCTTTAATTTATGTTTTTAGTTGGTTCTAAAAAAGTTGACTGGCTGTTGTGTGTCCTGGAATTCACTTTCCTTAAATACACGATAACCGTAAATAGTCAACTTATTGATAGCTTCGCGAATTTCACGGGCAGTAACTTCGAAGTCATCCAAGCATTTCTTACATTCTTTGACCGAGCTAGCAGTGACTGTCAAGCCGGAGAAGTGACGCACTTCATAGTGACGCTCAGGCTGATACCAAGTATCAGTTTCTTCATCATAGCCGTCGTCATTTACTAAATGGTAAGTACCAATGTTCTTGTAAACAATCATATCTTCATGTGTAATCATGCTGTCTCCTTAGTTGCAAGTCTATATTATAACGTCAAAATGAATTAATGTCAATTAATGGTTATTTTGGCAAGTTTTCCATGGCTCGTTTACGAGTCTTATATGGTCCAGAAATCACACTGTAGCCGTGATCTGCACAGTACTCGGGAAATGACTGGCGACCCGGAACATAGCTAGCATTTTCAGCCCAGCGAATGGGCTCATAGAACCCATCACGTTCAACTACAAACCAAATAAAACGCAGGTAGCTCATCGTAGTTTCCTTACAGTGTGTTCAGAACGGGCCTATGAATTCGTGTAAGCTCACGTTCACGAGCATGAGCGGCTACTTTGCCACGAACTGTTTCCACAAGTCCATATGTAAAGGCGCCGACGCCGTGCTCACGAATGCTCTTGCACAGAGCCCAGTCCTTGTTTTCAGTTAGTGCACGACGAACATGCTTTTGAATACGAACTTTCAATGCCTTTTTCAAGCTACCACTGCAAACTGTAACGCCAACGTATTGCTCGTTGGTATTCACGTTAGTGATAACATAAATTGCGTGATTGCGGTCTGTGCGTGTTTTGCGTTTCGTCATAAGTTAATTATAGCACGAAACTGAATTAACGCCTATTTTTGGCTATTTTTCAGGGTCTAAAAGTAGTACAGTAGTATAGTACTAAAATATTATATAGTATCTAGTATTATACCTGATTATATTCGATTATCGAATATGCAATAACTTGATTATCAGTGTCTGATATACTTAAATGACATTTGGCATTTAGAGTATTCGCAGTTTCACAAAGATTATCATAGAATACAACCTCAGGTCGTCCAACCTTATTATGTCTAATTTCAATACTTTTAAATCGAGTATTGCCCTGAATACCTGTGCCCCAGGCCTTAGATATTGCTTCTTTACTGGCCCATTTTTTAGCAAGATATACTGCTTTATTATCTAAATTAACTTGATTATATTCAGTTAATTCAAAATCGGTGCATATTCGATTTGCTAGTTTATCCAGTTTATTAATGGAGTTTTTAATTCTATCTATTTCTAAAATGTCGGTACCAATACCAAGTATCATTAATCTAGCCTATAATGTTTAATGCGATATGCTCTACCTAAGTGTATGCCGAATTTACTTAGTTCTTTTTTCCACAAAAAGAATTGTGGACCATGTGTCATATTATCGTTGTTAAGCCATTCCCACTGATGTACCATTTCATGTGCCATGGTATCTATAAAAAGTCTTTTACTTAAAAAACTTTTATTCATGTGAATTGTACAACGTGCTGGATTTTCAAAATTACCAACACACATGCCCCAATAGTCCTTGCTGTAAACAAGTCTAAAGTTAGGCATTTTTAATTCGTTGTTGAAAACTTGTCGATTAATGTTGTGAAACATTTCCCTACAATCTTGAATTGTAGGCCTAAACTTACAGTCCTCTATCCACGTTGCCTGAACCATTCTAAATAGTTTGGTTCTAGTCACATTGCGCTTAGTTGGCATAACAAACCCCCTGTACAGAAGTATTTAGCTATTATAGCGCAGAGTTAACTGCTAAGTCAATACCACATTGAACGAGTGTTTCTTCTTATACTGGCCTGACGTGCTTCGGCGATATCTAGCATTATAGCCCAGACAAATTTAGAAATACGTTTAATCACAGTGGCCACCCTTGATTTGTTTGTTTACGATCAAATTCCTTGGTCCAGTGATCGACTTCTGCCACTGTGGTTGGGTTTTTACTGGAAATATAACGGTCCAATTCGTTTTGTTTATTTGTGTTAAACTGTGAGTTCATCAGTGGTTTGATGAAATATCCTATTAATTCTAGCATTTGTAATGCCTTTCATAAGTAGAGTGCTTGTTGCACTCTACTTTATTTATCTGGCACTGCAACATTTTATTAGTGTTTCTACTTACGTAGTTGTACTAATATGTTCATTCAGAAAAGATATTACTCCACTTTTTTAGCTTTTCTCTTTTAGCTTCTGCATATTGTCGTACTTCTGCAGGATATATAATATCTAATTCATACATGATTTCAATCATAGCCTGTAAATCTCCTAGTTCTTCGGCTAGGTGTTGACGATTAGTTAGTGGTTTTCCTGGCTTGTAATTATCAAGGCCAAAGCGACTGATTTTGCTGACCGCGACAACCACTTCGGCGCATTCCTCTTGGAGAATGTCCAAGGCTTCTTTTTGTTTGGCGTGCATTATTCTGACTCTATGTTTATATTGAGATTGTGCCCGTTAGAGCGAGTGATGTACAGGGCTTCGTTGTGTTTTTGTTCTGCAATTTCAAAAGTATAGACACCGGCCACGCCTTTGCCCTGTTCGTGTATTTGCATGGTTAAGTTATGGGCACGTTCGTCAGTGTGATGGAATACGGCTTTAAGCAAATCAATAACAAAATTCATAGGAGTAGTGTCATCGTTATTGAACACTACCTTATACATGTTAGGTTGTTTAATGTTTACTGATTCCCGAGTCGTTTGTTTTATTTCTGTCGCCATAAGCGTCATGTTAATTCCTTCAATAATATTTATCAATTGGGGAGCAGGTGCTCCCCAAACCAGTGTTTAGTTATCGTAGCCAATAACTTGCACTTTGCGTGGCTTCAGTGCTTCTGGAACGACTCTAGTGATTGCTATACGCAACACACCTTCTCGTATACTGGCTGTGCCCACTTCCATGTGTTCCGCCAGCGTCAAACTCTTTTCAAAGTTACGATAAGCAAGTCCGCGATGTAGATACTCTACATCAGTGTCATCTTCACGCTTGCGTTCTCCTCTAATAACCAAAAGATTTTGATTAACTTCTACGTCGATTTCTTCAAGAGTAAAGCCCGCAACTGCGATTTCAATTTCGTAGTCGTTGTCGCTTTTCTTGATAATGTTATAGGGAGGATAAGATTGTTGCTGTGATAGTCGCTCAGTAAATAAGCGATCAAAGCCAACAAGCGCTCTGTTCAATTGATTAAGAGCTGTAGTGTCAAATCGTGTTAATGCGTTCATAGTTTTCTCCTTTAATAAGCAAGAACGTTTTGGACAATATGTCCAGTGTAAAACCCTAATGGCGTCTTACAAATATATTTATACACTAAGTTCACAGGTCTGTCAAGTGATCACCAGGATTCTTTTTAGCCAAAATATACAACAACCTGTATTCATCATAGGCCATTTTGACAGCTGGGTGAGTTCTACGAACTTCTTCCTCTTCGGCAATAATCTTTTCTAGTTTTGACAAACGCTGTTCCATTTCTTCATAGGGCGTTGAAATCGTATAAGTAGAACTACCAGAATTAACAGTGGAGTTGGTAACAGAACCACTAAAAGAATTCAGTGTTATGGTAGTGCCTGGAAATGCGGTGATTTCCTGTGCTATAAAACCGGTGCTCATGTCTGTTTCGTTCCATGAAAACTCCACTGACTTGATATCACTTAAGTCTATGGTATTGGGATCGTTGTTCATCGTTGTTTGTTTTGATAAAGAACTGCTGTTAACCTGTTACCCTGCATTTCGCTGTTACCTTCCAGCTTGGCCGAGGGAACTTGTGCAAGTATGTCTTCTATTAGACCATAACCTGCTTCTTTGTTGGCCATTTCTCTGCCTCTAAATTTGATAACAATTTTTACTTTGTCACCATCGCTAAGCCATTCTTGTATGTGTTTTATTTTAACTCCCAGATCGTGAGAATCGATGGCGGGGCGCAGTTGAACTTCTTTTAATTCTATTCTATTTTCTCTGTTACGCTTGTCGATATCTTTTTGTTTTTTCTGTAAGTCATACTTATATTTTCCTAGATCGCCTATTTTACACACAGGCGGATTGGTCTGTGAGTTAATTTGTATAAGATCCAGGCCCTGATCCTGTGCAAGATTCAACGCCCTGAAGAATTGCCATACGCCTAAATTTTCGCCTTCGACACCAATAAGGCGAACATCCCTAGACCTAATCTCACGATTGGCTAGTAGTCTGTTCTCGTGTCTTTTTTCGTTTGTTGCCATATACTAATAATGGTTCTTTGCCCTGTGTTACGCTTTCTTCCGTGATTGTTACTTTGGTTACATTCTCTGTAGCCAGGTCAGGCAAAATGAACTGTGTCTTTAATAAGACATTTTCTAATTCCGCACGCAAACCACGTGCACCTACTTTCATTTCTATACATTTTTTGGCTATGGATTGTATTGCAGACTCGTCTATGTTTAATTCTACACCATCCATTTTAAATAATTCTTGATACTGACTAAGTAAACTATTTTTAGGTTCCGTCATCGCTTTACATAATTGATTGACGTTTAGTTCTTCAAGAACTGCAACCTTTGGCATACGACCCACAAGCTCTGGTATCATGCCCCACTTAATTATATCGTCTTGTATTACTTTTGTCAAGTCCGCTTTCTTCTTTTCAGGATTTCCACCAAAACCAATCGAAGTTGTGTTATTCATTCTTCGGTTTATTATATCCTCGAGCCCGACAAATGCACCACCCAAAATAAACAAAATACTCTTGGTGTTGATAGTTAGCATTTCTCCGCCGGGATGTTTTCTGCCACCGGTTTGCGGGACACGACATTCAGTGCCTTCAATAATCTTCAACAATGCTTGTTGAACACCTTCGCCACTGACGTCACGAGTGATGCTGGTACCTTCAC